GGCGGCGGCGGCACCGGTGCAACTGCTACGGCTGTACTTGCGTATGGTAAAGTAACAAAAATAAAAGTTACTAACACTGGCAGCGGTTATACTAGTGCTCCTACAGTAATTATCGAAGGATCACAAAACGATATTTCTACAAACGCTAATGCTACTGCAATAATTGGCGCAGGCCTTGTTCGTACTCCTCATATAGTAGTTAAATTTGATAGAATGAGCGGACAATATGTTTACGAAAATATTTCAAAGCAATCATTGTATACTGGAACTGGTGATAGTACAACGTTTAACCTTGCGTATCCATTAGATCTTAATAATTCTAAAGTTCAAGTACTAGTTGATAATATTGAACAATTGCGTAGTAAGTATACATATGCTAATATTAAAGATAACACGTTAACTTACACAAGAGAAAAGGGAAGAATTATATTTACAAAGCCGCCGGCGAATGGCGCAGTTATTGTAATTAAATATCAATTGCCATTGAGTATGTTAAGCGCAGAGGATAGAATTTTACATTCATATAGCCCTAGCACAAACATGTACAGTAAAGACCTATCTCAGTTAATAACAGGCACAGATTTTGGTGGAGTTGAAGTTCGCAGTTTTGATTTCCAAGGAATATCAGGATGGGATTCAAAAGGTTGGTTTGTTGATCAATGGGATCAATTTGACAACACATACGAAGACCAAGTATTTACAGCAGACGGTTCTACTATTGCAGTACAATTAACTACTCCATTAGTAAACGGTGTTGTTTATAACCTTTATAAGAACAATGTACGAATTGATGATCCTAACTTTAATTTAGGAACTGCAACTAATGTAAATGCTATTACAAACAGTATCACAGGTGACGGAACAACTGACATAATTTATGTGCAAGATTTAGGAATAAGCATAGTTGATGGTGATACATTTGTTGTAAGAAAATCTACAAGTGACGGTAGCGTAATACCAGATGCAACAGGCTATGATACTGCACTTTCCGGTGGCGACCTTCTATACACTACTGCATCAGGTACGGCAGCAGAAGATATAATTACTGATGGTGACGGCTTTATATCTGAAGCAGCAATGTCTGGCCCTGAAGAGCTTGTACCTGGACAAATATTTGATACATTAGATATTAAAGTATACACTAGAGAAGCAGACGGCCAAGGAAAAATATATAGCCAAAGTTATCATTTAGATACGTCTGTTACAACATACGACTTAGGTGTTACACCAAGTAGTGTAGATTCTATTATTGTTAAGATTGATAATACTATACTTTCGAGAGAGGCTGGTAATTATACAATTAATTGGGAACTTGGCAAAATAACTATTGATAGTACTATTAGTAGTTTTGTTGCAGGCGCAATTCTTAGTATTGTAACAGTGTCACAAGCTGGTCAAAATATTTTAGATTTTGGAGAATACATTGCAGACGGTTCGACTACTTCTTTTGAAACAAGAGTAAGGTTCCAGACTGACTTGGATATTTTTGTTAGTACTAACGGTGTAAAGCAAACTGTAACATTTAATAAATCAGAGATAACTGGCAACGTTGTGTTTACATTTAGTACTGCTCCAGAAGAAGGTGAATTAGTTTATTACTCATTATTTGATAGTATAATCCAAGTAAATTACAGTCAAATGAAAAAGGATAGATTTACTGGCAATGCTGTAGATGTTAATTTTGTATTATCATCTGCGCCTTTTTATAATAAGCCTACTCAACACAATTTAATTGTAAAAGTAGGAAATACAATTCTAAGTCCGGGTTATAATATACAGTACACTATACCAGCATCTAATCAGCGTGAATATTTGTTAGAAACATTCCAACAGCCACAAGGTTCGTTGCTTACTGAAGATATAAAAGTATTCTTAAACGGAGAAGAACTACTTACTCCGGTTAGTTGGAGATTTAATATTGCAAATAGTAGTATTGTTCTAAATGATGATGTAGGCAAAGAAAATGATATTATTGAAATATATGTAATCACAGACGGCCAGTATACGTTGCCAAGCGCAAATACAGTTAAATTAAATACAGCGCCTGGTCCATTTGCAGAAGTAGAAATATTCCAATTTAGTAATCATGATATATTAGGTATAGAGCGTGTTAATTATGATGTTGTAGCAAGAACAACTTTACAATTAGGAAATACAGAATATAATACATACAACAGATTATCAGTAGGCGAGATTAAACTAAGAAAGCCAGCAGTTGATGCAAAATATGCTTGGGTTATTAAAAACGGAGAATTGTTAACTCCTGATATTGATTATATATTAACAAATAATAATACAACGATTCAACTAGCAGTTGTGCCCGAACAGCTTGACTTACTTGATGTAATTCATTTTACTGCCGAAGTAAATACTTCAAAGTTTGCATATAGGCAATTTAAAGATATATTAAATAGAACTCATTATAAAAGACTTGATGAATCAGTAACAATATTAGCAGCACCACTAAATTACTATGATTTGAGAATTGAAGTAAATAATAGCACATTGTTAAGCGAACCAAACAAAGGACAAAATTTACCTGGTATAATTTTTGTAAATGGCGAACGTATTGAGTATTTTGTTAAAGAAGGCAATACATTGCGTCAACTTCGTAGGGGAACATTAGGAACAGGCGTTAAGGAATTGCATACAGCTGGATCAAAAGTGTTTGATCAAAATATAAGCAAGACTATTCCGTATATTGATAATAATATTGTTCAAAATATTACAGCTGACGGTACTTCTGCATTATTTGATGTAGTGTCCTCAACAGGATCAATAGACGAATTAGAAGTATTTGTTGGCGGAATTCGTATGCGTAAGAATAGTATTAGTTCGTTTTTACCTACATTTGAATTAGATAGCCCAGCTGGCGACTACGAAACTCCAGCAGATGTATTATTTAATGTGCAAACACAAAAAATAGATTTAAAACAAGTACCACTCGTAGGAACACGAATTACTATTATTAAGAAACAAGGCAAAATTTGGAATGAAGGCGTTAATTCTTTAGGAGAATCGAATAATAGTATTGCAAGATTCTTACGTGCAGGAACATCTGAGCTACCTGAATAAATACAGTATAGGAAAAATAAATGAGCGATAATATGCAAGACACAAACGGAGTATTAGTTCAGGGACACATCAAAATATTTGACCCTGAATCACAAAAGGTATACATTGACAAGCGCAATGCAATTCACTATGAAAATATGAGTATTGCACTTGCTGAGAGTTTGTCTAATGCTGGACAGGGATTTATATACGAAATGAGCTTTGGCAACGGTGGTACAAGCGTTGATCCAACTGGTATTATTACGTATCTAACACCTAACAGTACAGGCACTAATGCAACATTATACAATCAAACATACACTAAAGTTGTAGACGAAAGAAGTGTTAACAATACTGATCCGGTTAGGAATAAAACTGAAATTAGACATTTAAGCGGCACTAACTATACTGATATTGTAGTAAGTTGTTTACTTGATTATGGCGAACCAAACGGTCAAGATGCGTTTGATACAGCTTCTTCACAAACAAATAATTATGTATTTGATGAACTCGGATTACGTAGTTATAGTGCAACTGGAACAGGTAGATTAATTACTCATGTAATTTTTCACCCAGTGCAAAAATCACTCAATCGTTTAATCCAAATTGATTATACTGTTAGAGTTCAGAGTTTGGCAGGATAAGGAATAGATAATGGCATATACAATATCGTACACTGATTCCGTTAACAAAGGAACTATCATAGTCGAAGACAACACATTAAATCAAGAAACTTCGATATCGTTCCCTGGTAAAAATTACACTGGTTACGGAACAGCAGTGAATGAAAACTTTTTACACTTATTAGAAAATTTTGCAAATAGCAACTCACCTAGTCGTCCTGTCGAAGGACAGTTGTGGTACGATACTTCAGCGGGCGTTGATCAGCTTAAAATTTATGATGGAACAACTTGGATTGCAGCTAGTGGTGTTAAAAAAGCAACTAATCAACCAGCAGTTGCAAATTCTAGTTCAGGAGACTTGTGGGTTAACACTGAAACACAACAACTTTATTTGTTTACTGGATCATCATGGATACTAGTTGGTCCTGACTTTAGTGACGGACTACTTACTGGAGCACAATCTGAGTCAATAGTTGGTACAGATGATGTAACTTACAGTGTACTTTCTATTAAAATTAAAAACCAAACTGGCATAATAATTAGTTCTCAAGCATTTACACCAAAAACTACTATTACAGGATTTACTGGTGGAATTAATGCAGGTATGAACCTCAGTGCATCTGCACTAGTAGGCACTGAGGCATTAAAATATTACGGAGTTGCAGAAAAAGCTGAAAATTTAATAGTTAATAATACAATAGTTCCAGCAACAAGCTTCTTAAGAAGTGACGCAGAATCAAGTTCTAACTTTCAACTTAATATTAAAAACGACCAAGGTATTGTTATAGGTACTAGCGGACAACTAGGAATACAAGTTGAAAATCAAAGTACTGTATTTCGCCAAAACAGTAATACTGCTACTATAGATTTTAGAATGCTTAATAATACAGATTATGATACAGTATTAAGAATAGATGCTAGAGGATTTATTGGAGTTAACAATACTGCTCCTGCATCTGCATTAGATGTTAAAGGAAGTGTCAGTGTAAATTCAGCAACAGGCGATCCAACATCTGGACAAATACTAATTAATACTACCTTTAATAGTACTGATCTTAATACAGGCACTATCATAACCAAAGGTGGCATAGCAGTTGCAAAAGATATACAAATTGCAGGTAACATAGACTTTGGTGCAATTAATGAAGCAGCAGCAGGGTACTTAAAAAGCGGAAACATATCACCTACTACTACTAATACTTGGGATATAGGTTCGGCTGCATTAAAATATGATAATGTTCATGCTAGTACATTCTTTGGTAATTTACAAGGTAACGTAAGTGGAACAGTTAGTGGCAGAGCAGGATCTGCAGATAGAATTGCAAGTGCTACTACGTTTGGAATAACTGGAGACGTAGCAGACAACAGTTTTGAATTTGATGGACAAGTTGGCGGCACTACAAAAACATTTAATGTGCGTATTGCTAACAGTTTTATATCTAATAAAACAATATTACCTTTTTCAAGTAATGAAGATGAAATATTACTTAACAAATTTAGTTCATCGGGCGGATATGACTCGGGTGTTTATAAAGTAAAGAAAAGTACATTTTTAAGTACAATTCCGTTAGTTCCAGCAGGAGCACTTATGCCGTTTGCAGGAAGCGTTTTACCAACAGGCTGGCTATTTTGTGATGGATCTATTGTTAATATTTCAGATTATAGTGTATTATTTTCAGCTATTGCATATTCGTTTAAAGATAGATCCTTGTTATTACAAAACGGTGCAACTACATTTGGGTTACCTGACTTTAGAGGTAGATTTGCTCTAGGACTTGATAACATGAACGGATCGAGTGCAGACAGAGTAATAAATGCAGCAGCAGATACATTGGGCGGCAACGCAGGACAAGAAGCAGTTAGGGTTAGGGATATTAACTTACCAGAACACGAGCATGATTTAGAAGGCGCCAGCGGCAATCAATATTATGCAATACGAGAAGCAGCAGGAGAACCTGCTGACAACAATGCAATTTCATTAACAATTGAACCTGGACTAGGCGGCACCCAAGGGTTAGCGTCAAGTGGCGGAATAAATAGTGGCGGAGTAACAGGCACTGGTGATTTTGCAAATATAGGCACAGTAGCAGCGCCGGAACTTGTAGGTGCACCGTTGGATACTATGAATCCATACTTAGCTGTTAATTATATAATCTATACTGGAAATTAAAATGAGTTATCAACTAAACAAGACAGACGGCACAATATTAACAGACTTAATTGACGGTCAAATAGATACTACTAGTACTAACCTGGTGCTTGTTGGTAGAAACTATACAGGGTACGGTGAATACTTTAACGAAAACTTTATTAAATTATTAGAAAATTTCTCCAATACGGCATCTCCGAGTAATCCATTAACTGGTCAAACATGGTGGGACAATAGTGATAAGCGACTAAAAGTATATGACGGAACACAATGGAAAGCAAGTGGAGGCCCATTTGTGCAAACTACACAACCGCAAATGGTTGCAGGCGATTTATGGATTGACAGTCTAAATAATCAAGTATATGCATTCGATGGCGCTGATCTTATTTTAACGGGTCCTTCATATACACTAACACAAGGCGAAACTGGATATAGGGTAGAAAGTATCCTCGATGCACAGAGTCGTTCTAGAACAGTTGCAAACCTATATGTAGGCGGAACACTAACAGCAGTTGTTAGCGCACTGGAATTTACACCAGTGTACAGTCAGCAAATAGATGGACTAGTTACCGCAGCAAATCCTAATGGTATAATATATCAAGGATTTAACATTATTGATGCTGCTAATTTTAAATTTAGAGGTATTGCAGATTCTGCAAACGCACTTGTTACAGCAGGCGGAACAGTTAGAACTGCTGATAGTTTCCTTCCGTCAACTGCTAACGGATTAACAACAGGTACGTTAACAATATCAAACTCAGGTGGGTTAACAGTTGGTGTTTCACAGAATCACGTACAAAAAATTGTAGGACCTAGGTATTATTTAGAAAACCAAATTACCGACGAAGATATGAGTATGCGTGTTAAGTCAAGCTCATTTGGATCAATTACAGTTGATGCAATTTACGTAGATGCAAGTACTGCAAGAGTTGGAATATTTAACAGAACTGGCGCCGGCGACTTTAGACTACCTGACTACACATTGGATGTGGACGGAGATTTACGAGTAACTGGTAATCTTTTAATTGAAGGCACTACAACTAGTATTGATGTTGCTACACTACGAATTGAAGATAAAAATATTGAAATTGCTAAGACCGCAGCAGGCGCAACACTTACTGGAATCTCTGCTGATAACGCAGGTTTCATATTAGATACATCAGATGTTGGCCAAAAATTATGGACTTGGAAACAAGTACAAGATGCATGGACAACTAATGTTAATTTAGATTTAAGTGACGCTACTAAGGCACTAAAAATTGGCGGAGAAAACAAATTAACAAATACAAGTTTAGTTAATATCCAAAAAGCTCCGCAATTAGATGAAATTGGAACGCTAATTAATTTAGACGTTGATAATATTAATATTAACGGACATACAATTACAGCAGCACCAGCAAGCCCGTCAGTATTTACAATCGTATCTAATCGTGGAATTAACATAACAGCCGCAGGCGATATTAATGTTACTGATAGTCAAAAAATTACAGGTGTTGCAAAAGCAGTTAGTGCAAAAAAAGCAGCTGAGCTTGCAATTACTGAATCAATTGGCAGTACTGTTGCTACTAAAGAATACGTAGATGAAGAATTAGCAACTGGACCTGTAGTATTTTCGTTAGACGTTACTGGTATGGGGGCAGATGCAACATTAGAAGTAAATGTTGCAACAGTTATAAATTCGATGTATCCAGCAGATACGCTTAATGCAGGTAAGATTGCAAAAATACACACAACAACATATGCAGGAGCAACAGTTAGTGGTATTAACATTACTGTGTCAGAAAGTCCTGATACTAGCGGCGTATTAACTAAAAATACTATTGCAGTTGACGTCAACGGCACTTTAAATGGGCAAGCAATAGAAGATATTGAGGCTTCAAACACAGCAAGCGGAAATGTTTTTCTTACTCCGTCAAGGACATTAATGACATTCACATCAAACGGCACAGCTTGGACTCACACAAGTACAACTACACCGTATTCATTTTAATTGAATAAATAATATAACAGCACTAGGGGTTACACAAATAATGGCATATGCAATAGATAGATATAACAACACACTGTTAACTACAGTGGAAGATGGCACAGTTGATCAAACAACTGACTTAAAATTCATCGGAAAAAACTACGCAGGTTACGGCGAAATACAAAATGAAAACATGTTATTTTTGCTTGAAAACTTCTCTGGTACCGTTGCACCACCCCGGGCATTAACAGGACAACTATGGTACGATAGTGCAAATGCTAAATTAAATTTTTATGATGGTAATCGATGGAAAGCTTCCGGAGGAGCATTAGCAACAAGTACCCAGCCAACCGGCGCAGCAAGCGGCGATTTTTGGTGGGATACTGGAAACGATCAGTTAAGTGTGTTTAATGGAACTTCTTATTCGCTTATAGGACCACAGAATGCAGGCGAAGGCCTAACGCAGATGCAAAGTACAACTTTACTAGGCACTGATACTAATACTTACAATGTAATTTCATCAACCATTAATGACACAACTGTAGCTATTTTTAGTAATTCTGAATTTACAATTGATTCTAGTAATGCTATTCCTGGATTTACTACTGTTAAAAAAGGATTAACATTAGTTAATACTCCGACTACTGGAGTAAATCAAGGCCGTACTACTGGAGAGCATAGATTTTATGGAACTGCTACAACTGCAGAATCCCTTGTTACAACAGCTGGCACAGTTATAAGTGCTGATAATGTTGTTACTTCGGTATCAGGCTCAGCAAGTGAATTTATAGAAGAAACTAAATTTAAAAATAATTTAGGTATAAAAATTGGCGCAGCTGACCAGATATGGATTTACTTTGATCCTACTACAAATGCAGCAGTAATAAGAAATTCTAATGGTGCAAGTAGTAAAATATCATTGCAAACAACTACATCACTAGGTGCAGTAACTACAGTAGCTAGTGTTAATGCGCTTGGCTTATTTCCAAGTAGTGATGTAACTTTTAATATTGGATCAACTGCTTTACGTTGGAATGAGATACATGCTGCAAAATTTAAAGGCGTTTCAGATAAGGCTGATCAATTAAAGTACGGAACAGATGCGTATGCAGTAGGAAGTCAATTATTATCAAATAGTACTGTTGCTGTTAGAACCGCTGATGGCAACTTAGTTGCTAACCTGTTTCAAGGTACTGCAACCAGCGCAAGGTATGCTGACTTAGCAGAAAAATACACTACAGCAGAAGAATTACCAGCAGGCACAGCAGTTGCAGTATGCAGTCATGAAGATCACGAAGTAGAGCCAGCAGTTGCAAGTAATCATTGTATTGGTGTTGTATCAACTGATCCAGCATACATGATGAATAGTGAAGCAGATGGACAATACATTGGACTTAAAGGACGTTTACCTGTAAGAGTTAAAGGTGCAGTTAGAAAAGGCGATGCAGTTTATGCAATGGCAGATGGTGTATGTACTACTATTGCTACAACATCAATTGTAGGTATTGCGCTAGAAAGTAATAGCGATGAGGGCGAGAAGCTAGTAGAATGCGTACTTAAGGTATAAGGAACCCACATGGCAAATATCACAGCAGCACGAATTAATAATCTACAAAATAGAATTTCACTAATTTATGGTCAAGGCGCAGGTCAAAGCGGTTACGGGCAAACACTTGCAAGCGCCCAAGTTAGTTCAGTTGAAGGTGAAGTTAGAGCTGCTGATCTTAATAACATATATGCAGATATTCTAAATGCTAGAGTTCACCAAGTAGGCCCCGGCAATTTATCAATTGATACAGTAATATCGGGTTCAAATACTGTTGCAGAAGAAACAAGCGCATTTTTAAGTGATACTGGGTTACTTACAGATGACCCATCAGGATTTAAAAAGGGTATTGCAGATTACGAAGCTTTAATGACTCAAATAGAAGCTGACAAATTTACAGTACATACATCACAAGCAGCTCAGTCATTAGTACTAACTGACATACGATCAGCATCGTGGAACGGATTAATTTACCAAATATTTACTATAACATTTGACGATGCAAGCCATAGGCGCAGCTTCTTTAATGCAGGCGGCCAAATAAGATTGGCATCGGCAAATTCTGCTGCAAGAACATCAAAGGGACTTGACTGGGCGCAGTTGCTTGGTCAAGTTGGAACAGTCTCGTTTGGTCATACTG